TCAGTACAGAGACAGATCATCTCTTCTGACCGAGTTTGGGGCTATCTCCAAAGGGGTACTAGATCATTAGAAGGTATAACAACGGAGCGTTGGTCCAATAAATTTGCAGATTATGATTATGCGAATCGTGTAAAGCAAGCTGAACTTAAGGCTAAACTCGGCGAGCAAGCAATTACTACCCAAGTCGGCCCCATGCTCAAGCACTGGCCGCGGAGACTGATCCGGGAGGAGATGGCGAAGACTGCGCAAGAAGGTGGGGATGTGGTACGGTTTGCTACGGCTGATACCGTGGCGAAGGTGGAGGGGTGGCCGACTAAAGAAACTGGATTCCGCGATCCCGGCCATCAGTCCATCCACTCTCGCTACCGTACCGATATAGAAACCTATCTCAAGGGCCTAGGCGGGAAAGAAGTCACCGATGCCTCCGGCCACTCCTGGATCGAAGTCCCGACGAAGGCTCATGCGGGCCGAGTTCAGCAGTACGGGAAGGCTGACCCGAAGTTGCTTGCCGCGATGGGCGTGGTTGGTGGTGGGTTGCTGGTTGGCGGGCTTCTCGCGGGAGATTCGAAGGTAGCTGGTGCGATCCTCGGAGGGATAGCCGGGGCTGGCCTGTTGCGGCTTCCTCGCACGCTGGCCGGCCTTGGAAAGACAATCTCCCCGAAGCAGGTTGCTTGGAATGCCGCGCGTGTTGGTGCGGTGCTGGGCGTCGGAACCTACCTCGGCGGGAAGTCTGGAGATCCGGTCTACGGGGCCGCGGTTGCAGCAGCAATTATCCTCGGAAAGAACGCACTCCCGGCTGCGAAGAAGCTTACGACTGATCAGTTTATTTCCCTCCGGAATGGGAACATCGCAGCACAGCAACGGATTACGGACAATCTGGTCCGGGATATAAATGCAGCGGTTCCGGATAGTGCTCGCAGGGTTGCGATTGCGGAAGCTCTTGATGCAGGAAATTCGCAAGGTCTCGCGCCGAAAGAGCTGCAAGTCTATCGGTATGTTCGGCAGTTTCTGGATACGCTCGGTAAGGAAGCCCAGGACGCTAGCGTGATCAAGGGAATGCGACAGAACTATGTCTCCTATATCGTCGAGCGTGATCCGCTTATGTCGCTGGAGCAGGAGAGCGGAATTCTCAAGCGGATCTTTGAATCCGGGGAAGGTGGCGGGAGTGGCTCTCCGAATACCAGATTTGGGAAACGCGGGAAGTATGAGACCTTCGATGAGATTAACTCGGCCCTGAAAGGGTCCGGTCTAAAGCTCAAGACCCAGGATATCGGGGAGATTGTCGGGCTTTATACGAAGTCCATGCGGACCGCGATCGAAAACAAGATCTTGCTGGATTCCCTTAAAACAGCGAAGACGGCGGAGGGAATGGACTACCTGGTTCGTGCGGATAAGAATGGGAATCTGCCCCCAGGATACGAGAAACTGAACCATCCGCAGTTGACTGGCTATGGTGTGCAGGCGGAGTTGGTTGACAGCCTGAAGGTCGTGATGAACAGTTCCAATCCTAACGTGGTAACGAGGGGGCTGCACGGACTCGCGATGGCTGTGAAGCGGGTGCAGGTCTTTGGTTCTCTCTTCCACGCGAAGAGCCTGATGGAAGTCTACATCAACTCTATGGGAAAGGATTTCTATTCCACCAAGACTGGTGTGAATATGGCTCCGATCAATGCGGCTCTCAAGATGTATCGAGAAGGCGGGCTTGGTGATACGCTGGATGTTGGTATCCGTCACGGTCTGTCGATGCAGATTCCGCTGGATGTTAGCCAGTCTATCATCGGGAATATCGGGAAGTCTATCGACGCCATTACGCCGAGGGTGATCGGGAAAGATTGGAAGCTGGGGACGGCTGTCACGGATAAGATTGACTGGGTCAATGGCAAGATGGATAAGCTGACCTGGGATTATCTTCATGCCGGAATCAAGGGTGCGGTGTTTCTCAAGGAATTCGAAACCATGATGCTGCGAAATGCAGAAGCCCATGCTCGGAATCCGAAGATCCCACTGAAGTCCCGCGAGCTTATTGCGAAGGAAGTGGCGACCTATGCAAACGACCTGACGGGCGGATTGAATTGGTTCCAAATCGCGGCTGATGCAAAGACGCAGTTGGGGAGAAATCTAGGAATGTACTTCGCGGGGCCGGAGGGTCAGCGTTTTGCGCAGATGGTTGCGTTCGCCCCAGACTGGGCTATCAGTACACTTCGAGCTGGGTTCAAGGCATTCGGAGAAAGCGATCGGACTCTGAAGGGACTCTGGAAACCGGAGAATGCAACGGACCTGTATCGTCGCTACGCACTCAGATCGACGTTGTACTGGATGACGCTGCTGAACGGAATTAACTATGCAACCTCCGGGCACTCAGTGCTGGAGAATAAAGATCCTACTCGGATTGAGTTTGGTGATGGGACTTCAATGCAGGCTGGTAAGCATACGTTCGAAGCTGTTCATGCTGTGATGGACCCTGTGAAGTTTGCGTATAACAAACTCGGATTCACCCCGAAGATGATGATTGATCTGGCGTCGGGGAAATCAGGCTATGGGGATACAGCGCCGAAGTATGATAACTTCGTTGGACATGCGGCGAGGACTGCGCTGCCCTTCACGGTGAACTCCGCGACGCAGCCTGGGATTACCGGGATTGATCGTGTGAAGCGAGCAGTGCTTTCCTCCGGAGGTCTTCCTGTCTATGGGACTACGCCCGAGCAAAAGTCAGAAATCAAGATTCAAAGGGCTGCTGAGCGGGAACGTAAGCGTGGAGTGCGGAAAGACTGGGGAGGTAAAGAATGACCACACGATTTCCGCCACCCCCGAACTCTTCCGATCTGAATTCTCAGATCTGGCGGGACTGGTTTTATAAGCTCTCGCTTGCGGTGAATAAAGCCTATGAGGTTGCGACTAGTCCAGCTGTTGCGGGTATGGCACAGGGAACCTTTCCTATGTCCGGGATGAATGGAGAAGTGCAGGATGGTGATTGGGAGGCCCCTGCTCAGATTTCATTTACTACTATCAGTGGTGGCAATGGTGGGGGAGGTGGTTCTGGGGCAGCAACTACTCAGTTAATCCCATTGTTCTTCTTCCAACCTGACGATAATGATGATGGGTACGTCGGCCCTCCCTGGACAATGTAATTTAGTGATGCGGTAGTGGTAAAAACTTTTTAACTTTCGGAGAACAACATGGCTGCAAACAAAACTATTCGTATTGGCCCTATCGCACTGTCCACCACGATGACGAGTAATCTGGTGAACCCACCTGTGCTTTCCGGGGGTACGATGCCGGCAGGGGGGACGAGTAATTCGGATACCTATCTGATCATTCGTCACATCCGCGTTAGCAATAGGACTGCTTCCGCGGCGACGTTCTCGCTCTGGCTTGGGGCTACGGGCGGTAACGTGGCAGGAACAGAGGTGATCGGGACTGGGCAAAGCGTCCCGGCGAATAGCTACCTTGACTGGTACGGAATGCTTCGAATTGATACGGATGACTTTCTTGTTGGCGGCGCCGGTACGACCAACGCGCTGACCATCGAAGGCGAAGGCGAGATTGGAATAGCGTGATAACATGGGAGAGCAAGAAACAGAAACCCTCCGGGAAATACTGGAATCCCTGAGACGCACGCTTGAAGATCATATGGAGGCGGAAGCCTCATTCAGGCCGAAGGTGGAAGAACTGATTGTGGTCCTGGAAAGACTTAAGGGGGTAGTTACTTTCCTCAAGGTCCTTCTTTATATTGGCGGCACGGCTTGGGCGGTTCTTGTCTGGGTCCGTGACCATGTTAAACTCTAGGGAGGATTCATGAGACTTACCCCGCATTTTGAACTGGAAGAATTTACGCAGAGTTCGACGGCCCTCAGGCTTGGGATAGATAATACCCCAGGCCCTGAGATTGTGAAACGCTTGAAAGTGGTAGCGGAAAAGCTGGAAGTTATTAGACAAGCGGCTTTCTTACAGAGCAACGCAATCATTATTTCTTCCGGGTACAGGAGTCCCCATCTGAACCGGGTGGTGGGGGGTTCTAAGAACTCTGCTCATATCTGGGGGTGGGCCGCTGATATCAAAGTGCGGGGATTTACGGCCCTGGAGCTGGCGAAGATAATCCAGGATTCGGGGATTGAATTTGACCAGCTAATCCAGGAGGGTACCTGGGTCCATGTATCCTTTGACCCGAAGATGAGGGGTCAGATCTTGACTGCGAAGTTTGTAGGTGGAATTGCTCATTACACGGAGGGCTTACATGCCACAGTTTGATTGGAAGAGTGTTCTAGGTGTGGTGGCCCCGACGGTGGCTACAGCGCTTGGCGGACCGCTTGCAGGACTTGCGGTGGAAGCTCTCGGAGCAGCCTTCGGAATCACTAATGCAACAGAGAAGGATGTTCAGCAGGCCCTGGAGAAAGGAAAGCTTACAGGCGATCAGATCGTTCAGATGAAGATGGCGGAAGACGCCCTCAAAACGAAGATGCGTGAACTTGATATTCAGGAGAATCAACTATATGTTAGCGACCGTGATTCAGCTCGAAAGCGCGAGGCATCGGTACAGGACTCGACCAACCGCAATCTCGCCTATGTTATTG